ATGTCACGCACGGTGAGTCCGCAGTCATCACCGACACCTTTGGTGCCTCAGTGATTCGGGCAGGCGTCGTCGTGGAGGCAAGCGGCATTGCTGACGCCCTTTCCGCTTCCGCCGCGTTTGCGGTGACCGTTGGGGAGAGCGCAGCAATTACTGACATGCAGACCTCACTCGCTGTGTTCACCGCCACCGTATCGGAGAGTGCGGCGATCACGGACGCGCAGGGCGCTGGGGTCGCGTTTGTTGTGCTCGTGGCGGAGAGCGCAGCGATCACGGACGCCCAGGGTTCCACAATCGTTTTTGTGCGGGGAGTGGAGGAGAGCGCAGCGATCACGGACGCCCAGGGTTCCACAATCGTTTTTGTGCGGGGAGTGGAGGAGAGCGCAGCGATCACGGACGCCCAGACCTCACTCGCTGTGTTCACGTCCATACTTGCGGAGAGCGCAGCAATCACGGACGCGCAGGGCGCTGGGGTCGCGTTTGTTGTGCTCGTGGCGGAGAGTGCGGCGATCACAGACGCACAGACCTCACTCGCTGTGTTCACGTCCATACTTGCGGAGAGCGCAGCGATCACGGACGCGCAGACATCGCTCGCTGTGTTTACCGCTGTGATGGCGGAGAGCGCAGCGATCACGGACGCACAGACCTCACTCGCTGTGTTTACCGCTGTGATGGCGGAGAGCGCGGCGATCACTTCCACCCAGGGCGCCTCGCGCACCCTGGTGGCCCTGGTCGCGGAGACGGTGCAAGGGACGGATCAAGTCAACGTAACGCGACTCTTTAGCGGATCCGTCGCCGAGACACTCACAATTGCGGACCTGCTGCGCCTGCTCGAACCCCTTGCCGTGTACGCCGTGCAAGGCGAGTCGCGCGTGGTGATGGTGGTTTCCGAGTCGCGCCTACTCACCGTGATTGACGAGCTGCGCGCATTGGCGATCACGGTTGAGCAACGCAGCAACGATGTGAACTAAAGGAACGGAGGCAGGGATGACCACGACATTCACCGAAGGTGATAAGCCCACAATCGACAAGGACCCGAACGCCGTCCTTGACTACGTCTTCAACTGGTCCCTGTGGTTGAGTCCGATGGGGGACACCATCGCATCGAGCGAAGTCATCATCAATGATGGAGTCTCGGACACCTTGATCCTCGACAGTATCGACGACACGGCGACAACGGTCACTGCGTGGCTCAGTGGTGGTACGGTCGGGACGAAGGTGAAGGTGACGTGCAGGATCACAACCGCGAACACCCCACCCCGCATTGAGGACCGTTCGGTGTACATCAAAGTGAAGGAGCGGTGAGCCATGGCTCTGATTGTTGAAGACGGGACCGGGCGGCCTGACGCGGAGTCTTATGCCTCGGTCGCAGAGGCGGACGCACACTTCACAGCGCGGGGACAATTCGACGCGTGGGACGCAGCGGAGGACAAGGAGGTCGCGTTGCGCCTCGCGGCGGACCACCTAACACAAGCCTACCGCAATCGCTGGGCCGGGAGCCGCGCGACGGCGGTGCAGGCGATGGACTGGCCGCGCGTGAATGTGAAGATGGACGGGCCGAGCGGCGTGCGCGACTATCGCGTCATCCCACGCGAGCTCAAGTCGGCGCAGATTGAGCTCGCGCTGCGCGCGCTCGCGGGACCGCTGATTGCGGACCTGGGGGTGGAGGTGAAGCGGGAGACGGTCGACGTGATCACGGTCGAGTACGTTGAGGGCAGCGAGCGCCAGGCGCAATACTCCGCCGTCGACTGGTGGCTGGAGCCGCTGCTGGAGGGCGGCTCGGGGTCGAGCATGATAGCTGTGGCGAGAGCATGAACTTCTACACCCGTCTTCGCTCCACAGCTGCGAAGCTCATCCGCAGCAAGGGCCAACTCCTACGCGTGTACTACGGCGGCGTCTCCGGATATGGCGCAGGGACGAGCGACGCAGCCGGGTTGCCGCCTGTGCTCCTCTCGGGCGCTGTGTTCGATTACCCGACGAAGGATGTGGACGGGACGAAGATTCAGCGCGGCGACAAGCGCTTGCTGCTCGAAGCGGGGGACTCGATCGTGCCTCCCGGAACGAAGGATCGTGTCGAGATCGGGGGCACGATGCACGCTGTGCTCGATTGCAAGCCCGTCGCCCCGGGAGGGGTGGATGTCGTGTACGAGGTTCAAGTGCGAGCCGGAGGGTGAGGGCGATGGCTACGTGGTCGATCCCTGTGCACAAGTTGGCCGAGAAGACCGGCAGCAGCATTGCGAGGATCGTGCGCGGCGCGGTGCTTCAAATCTTCAACGACGTTGTGTTGCGCTCGCCTGTCGACACAGGTCGCTTCCGCGCCAACTGGAACGTCTCCTACAACTCCATAGACACACACACCTCCGCCAAGACGGACACCTCCGGGCAAGCGAAGCTGAACGACGTGAAGACGGCTGTGCTTGGGTTTCGGATCGGAGACAAAATTTATCTGTGCAACTCGCTGCCCTATGCGTTGCCGCTGGAGTACGGGGGCTATCCCAACCCGCCCAAGTTCGGCAGCAAGAAGCGCGGCGAGACGGCTGTGGCCGTGCATGTCGTCGGCGGGTACTCGCGGCAAGCCCCGAACGGCATGGTGCGGATCGCCGCACGGGAGTTTCAAGCAGCGGTGGAGGCGAGGCTGAAGTCATGAGCTATCAAACGATCCGCGACCTGCTCCGCGTTCAGCTCAACACCACGCCGGGCAACCTCCCGACAGCGTGGGAAAACGTCGCCTACACCCCCGTCGTCGGCGATCCATATCAGTCCGTGCACCTCCTTCCCGCGAGGACGGAGAACCCGACATTTGATCGACCGTTCCGGCGCGAGACGGGGCTCATGCAGGTGTCGTTGTTCTTTCCTGTGAACGCAGGCCCAGACCCTGCAGCCCTCCGAGCGCAGGCGATCGCGTCGATGTTTCCTCGGGGGTTGACGCTGGTGAATGGGACGCTGCGCGTGCTGATTGATGCTTCGCCTTTTATCGGGCCAGCGCGGAACGAAGGAGCTTGGTATTTTTTGCCTGTGTCGATTCCGTACACAGCGGACGTTTACAGTGACTGACCCACGCGGCGTGTGGGCGGTAGTTTTCGGGGCAACCCGCAACGTGAGAGTGAAGGAGAGATGTGATGACGATTGCTACTGGTGTTGAGAAGGTTGTGTCGATGAAGAAGGAGACGACGTGGAATGCGCTTCCCGGAGTGTCGGGTGCGCAGGTCATGCGCCGCGTCAAGTGCATGGCCTCGCTGAAGAAGGAAACGTATGAGTCCGCAGAGATGCGCTCAGATTACCAAGTCGCCGACTTCCGGCACGGGGTGCGCTCGGCGGTGGTGTCGCTTGAGGGCGAGATGTCGCCGGGGTCTTACCAGATGCCCTTTGCGGCGCTGCTGCGTCGCGCGTTCACATCGGGCGTCGCGCTTTCGGGCGTCTCCCTGACCATCGCAGGGTCTGGGCCCACGTACACGATCACCGGCACCGGATTCCTCACCGGCGCAGGGCTCAAGCAATATGACGTCATCCGCCTCAGCGTCGGCGCGCTGAACGCCGCGAACCTGCTCAAGAACTTCTTCATCCTGAGCTTGACCAATACGGTTCTGACTGTGATTCCGCTGAATGGGGTGGCGCCTGTGGCGGAGGGGCCTATCACCACGTGCACGCTCACCGTCGTCGGCAAGAAGTCGTGGGTGCCGCTGACGGGGCACACGGACGAGTCGTACTCGCTGGAGCAGTGGTGGCCGAGCGTGCCGGCGTCCGAGGTGTTCACAGGGCTGAAGATGCAGAAGATCGACGTGGGCCTGCCGGCGTCGGGGATGAGCAAGTTCAAGTGCGAGATGCTCGGCGCGAATATCGTCACCTCCACCTCGCAGTACTTCACCTCCCCCACCCCTGCGGGCACCTCCGGGGTCTTTGCGGCTGTAAACGGGGCCATCTCCGCCAACGGCGCAACGGTGGCGCTGATCACCGGGATCGAATTTTCAGGCTCCGGCAACATGACGGGTGAGCCTGTAGTCGGCAGCAACACCTACCCCGACATCTTCGAGGGACGAGTGCAGGTGAGCGGGCAGATGACTGTGCTGTTCGATGGGCCCACATACCGCGACCTCTTCATCAACGAGACTGAGGTGTCGATCGGCATCGCTCTCACCTCCAGCAACTCCGGGATCGCCGACTTCATGACCTTCGTCTGTCCTCGGGTGAAAGCGGGCGGGGCGGAGAAGGACGACGGGGAGAAGGCGTCGGTGCAGACGATCCCGTTCACCGCGCTGCTCGCGACCAGCGGCGGTAACGGCATCGCCAACGAGCAAACCACGCTCTCCATTCAAGACTCGCTGGCGGTTTGATCATGACGAACCTTTCAAAATTCAACACCGTCGAGCGCGCCAATGCAGGCGTCGAGGTCGAGCTGAAAAACCTCGCAACGGGGGGCGGGAGCGGCGCCTACATCACCCTCTTCGGCATGGACAGCGAGCGGTACGCAGAAGCGAAGGAGGAGCGTGCGCGTGACCTCCTTGCGCGTGCGGCCGCAGGCCTCACCACCACCTTCACCCGCGAGGAGCGCGCAACCTTCACCGCCAACACCCTCGCGCGGTGCACAAAGGGGTGGCGCGGGCTGGAGAGCGAGGGGGACGGGAAACCGCTTCAGTTCTCGGTCGAGGAAGCGGTTGAGCTTTATCTTCGCTACCCGGCGATCGCGGATCAGGTGAACGAGGAGATCGCGCGCAGAGCAAATTTTCTGAAGTCCTGACGCTACGGCTGCTCGACTATGCGCGCAATGAGGTGGAGCTAGCGCTGAAGCAAAGCGATGGCTCCACGCTCCGCCAACACCTCCAAGTCGGTGAGCGCGTATGGAAGCGTTGGGACGAGCGGCTGCACAGGGAGGTGCCGGAGGCGATGGCGCACTTGTGGCGATGGTTTCGGGAGTTGGCCATGGGACGGACGTTCACAGAGTACGGAGCACAAGCGTTGAGCCACGCGGAAATCGACGCGTGGGCGCGGCTGCGCCGAATCGAGCTGTCGTCGAAGGAGCTGGACGTGTTGCGGATGCTGGATGCTGTGATGCTGAACGTGTTGCGAGAGGACGGAAAGCATGGCTGATGTAACCACACTCGGCATTGCCGTCGATTCATCGGGCGTGATCAAGGCCACCGAGGCGCTTGAGCGCATGGCAGGCGCTGCGGACAAGGGCGCCACAGCCGCGACCGGCGTCGATCATGCCGCGACGGGCATGGCAGGCGGGATGACCGGAGCCATCGTCAAAGGCAGCATCCTCGCTGATGTGTTGATGGCGACGGCGCGGTTCGCCTTCGACGCCACGAAGCGCATGTTTGAGCTCGCCGTGGAGCTGGGTCGGTTTCAGGACATGGCGGAGATGACGCAAGCGGACCCGGCAGGGCTCGCGTCCATGCAGGTCGCGGCGGATGTCGCAGGCGTGAGCATGGAAACGGTCACCATGTCCATGAACCGTCTCAGCAACGTGCTGGCCGGCGTCGAGGACGACGGAAAGGCAGCGGGCAAGGCGCTTCAGGCCATCGGCATCGAGATCGAGGCGTTCAAGAAGTTGGGTCCAGACGAGCAGTACCGCAAGGTGGCGGTGGCGCTGGAGGGCTATGCAACTGGTCAAGGCAAGGTTGCCGTCACGCAGGCACTGATGGGACGCGGGTCGGGGCAGCAGTTGAGGTTGATGCACGAGTTGGCGACGGAGACGGAGCGCTCCACCATCGTCACCAAAGACATCATCAAGGAGATGGACGACTTCTCGGACGCCAATGCTCGCACAGCATCGCAGATGCGCCAGATGATCGGGGTGATGATGTCCGGTTCTGTGCCCGCGCTGAAGGCGTTGAAAGAAACGGCCATCGGCGCCGTGGAGTCATTGCTTAGTCTTGGCACAGAGGCAGGCCAGCTCGCGCTGCAAGGGGGCATAAAGGAATTCGCGGATGGTGCCGCCACATCGCTTGGATTCTTGGTGGACGTGATTGAGGGCCCGATCCGCCTGCTTCGAGTTCTCAGTTCCGTGGTCACAGGAATTACAGCTGCCGCGTTTGCAAAGAGCAACGCGGAAGCGAAGGGCATTCTTGCTGACATGGTGAAGACGACGGATGCCATCTTGATGGAGCTGTCCTTTGGGCAAAAGTTGGCGGAGCGCCTGGCAGCGGCTCGCGCCACGAAGCCCAAAGCGGTTGAGCCCGAGAAGCCGAAGCCAAAATTGGACTTCAACCCGAACGCAGAGGAGTCGGGCGCAAAGGCGAAGCAAGTCTACAACGAGCTCATGCTGTCGCTGCAAAAGAAGCTCGACCTGGAGCGCGAGGAGCTGGCGTTGGGGCGGAAGTTGACCGAGGAGGAGAAGCTGCACATCGAGGTGTTGGCGCAGGTGAAGCGCTCGAAGCAGGATATGTCCGCTGCGCAGATGAAAGACATCGACGGCATGCTGACCGCGATCGGCCTCGTCGCCAAAGACCTTGAGCTGCGGGAGAAGCGCGCAAAAGCGGATGCGGCGTACGCGGAGGAGCTGCGCGGGCTCGTGAACGTGGAGCTGCAACGGCGCGACGCCCTCATCACCGTTCGAGAACAAGAAGAGCAAGCGCTCGCCAATTACGGCAAGAGCGTGGTGGCGCTGCAAGACCTCCAAGTGGCGCGGATGCGAGATGCTGCGGCCACGCTGCGACAGGCCGCTGTGATGGCCGGTGAGTACAACCCGGAAGCAGCGACGCAGGTGCGGCTCTTGGGCGAGCAAGCGACGCAACTCGAAAAGGCAGCGCTGGCCCGCGAGCGCTTCGATCAGCGTGAGCGCGCGGATCGCGGCAGCATGGGCGTCGGTGCGCGGCGCGCAGTCGAAGAGTACCTCGACTCTGTGGCGGATGTGGCGCGGGCGACGCAGCAAGTGGTGGGCGGCGCGTTGCGGCAGACCGAGGACATGATGACCGATTTGTTCACGGGCAAGAAAGTCGATGTGCACGCCTTCATCGAAACCATAATCGCGGAGTTCACGCGCCTGGCGATCGTGCGGCCTCTCATGGCTTCGATTTTCGGCGGCGGTGGCGGCGGCGGGTTCGCTTCGCTGCTTGGGTTGTTTGGCGGCGGGGCGGGCATGGCGTCGACTGGCGCGGAGCTGTCGACGGCAGCGGGCATGGCCATCGGCACTTTCGCAGTCGGAGGTCGCCCCCCTGTGAATGAGCCGTCGTGGGTCGGGGAGCGGGGAGCGGAGCTGTTTGTTCCGGATCGCGCAGGCACCATCATCCCCAACAACAAGCTCAACGGCGGCGGGAAGCAGATCAACTTCTCCCCCACCACCATCGTCAACGTCGACTCCCGCGCCGACATTGCGCAGACGCGGCAGTTGATCGAGAGCGCGAGTGCGAAGACGTCAAAGGCGATGCTTGACGAGTTGAAAGCCCGGGGAGTGTTCTAGCCATGACCATCATCACACCATCCACATCGATCATCTGCGGGCGCTTCGGCTTCGGGCAGCATCGGAGCGACATGACGGAGGCGAGTGAGTCGACGGGGGCAACCGCGACTCGCATCCTCGGACCACCGCGGTGGCGACTTGCGATGGAGTCCCCTCGCCAGTTGAGTGTGGTGCAGTTGGGGATATGGCAGCCCATGTTGATGAAGCTGCGTGGCAACGTCAACCACCTCGCCATGTGGGATGTCGTGCAATTCGCGCCCCTCGGTACGATGCGGGGCACCATGACGATCAGTGGCACGCCCGCGGCGGGCCTAAACACCGTGACGATCACGGCGGGCGGAGGACAAGCGGGCACGACGCTGAAGGCGACAGATTGGTTGCAGTTCGGCTCGGGGTTGACATCGCAGCTCGTGAACCTTACCGCTGATGCCGTTGCGGATGGATCGGGTGTGATCGTGGTCACATTCGAGCCCCCACTGCGCATCGCACTCACCAATGGCAGTGCAGTCACATGGGATCGACCGGTGGCACATTACAAACTGGTCAACCCCGACTTCATGCTCAACTACGACCCGGGGTACTTGACTAAGGGTTCCGTTGCGCTCGACTTGATGGAGCAGTGGGGATGATTACACTTGACGCAGGCGAACTGACCCTTGTCAACTCTGGAGCCCGCGGGCTCGCCATGCTGGTTGAGTTGAACTTCCTCAGCGGCGTTCAGCGCTTCACAACGTGGCCGCACGACTTGCCGATCTCCGGGAACACCTGGATTGGACTCAAGGGCCTCGGCACCATCTCCCCACTGCGCGACAGTGAGGACACGAAGACGGACAAGCTCGTCCTGTCGTTGAGCATCGTCAATACCGCGATGCTTGCAGCGGCGGTGGGCAGCGCGAGCGAGTACCGGGGGCGAGTGGTCACGATTTCACTGCAGTTGATCGACGAGACCCTCAAGCCTGCAGGAACTGCAAAGCCCCTGTGGGCGGGCGAGATGGTTGGCATCAAAATCACTCGCAACTCCTCCAAGATGGCGGATGGAAACAACGGAGGCACAATCGACTTGGAGTGCGCTCGCTTCGGCACGACTCGATCCCGCAACGCGGAAGGCCTGCGATTGACGCACGCGCAACAGCAGGCGCGGTTCCCAGGGGACCTCGGGCTTGAGTACGTGCCGAAGTTGATCGAGCAACCTCAGGTGTGGTTGTCGAAGAAGTTTCAAACGATATGACGAGCAGCCTCGCGTCCAACCTCGACACCTACCTGCAGGAGCAGGAGGGGAGGGCGTTTGATTGGCCCACCTTCAACTGCTGCCACTTTGCGCAGGGGTGGGTGCAGCGCCAAGAGGGCCACGCCCTGAACCTCGTGCCAAGGGTGAAGGATAGGAAGTCGGCGCTGCGCATCATCCACGACCGCGGGGGCAGGGAGGCGGCGATATCGAAGGCGATAGGGCGTGAGCCGATCCCAGTCACCATGGCACGCCCTGGGGACCTGGTCCTGTTTCGCAGCGCCGACTCCGCGATGCTCGGCATTTGTTGTGGGCGTACGGGGGCGTGCATTGGGGAGGGGGTTGGGAATATAGTGCATATAGAGATGACGCAGGCCTGCGCAGCGTGGCCTGTTGGAGCGCACGTATGAAGTTGACTCGAATCCTGCAGGCACTACTGTTGTGGGCCATCGTCACGCCGGTTGACGCCGAACCCGCAACCATTGCGTACATCGTCTCCATCTACACCGCGTACCAGGTGGTCATCAACCTGGCACTCCTGGTGGTGTTGAATGTTTACAGCAGCACGACCGCGAGAAGAAAGGCACGACGCGCGGAGTCGGCAGCGCGCGCCGCCTACAACTCCTCCCTGCAGGATCGAAGCGTTACGGTGTTGCAGGCAATCCCGCCGCTGCGCCTGGTCTACGGACGTTGTGTCACGGGTGGTGATCCCGTTGCCATGTTCACCACGGACTCCACGCGCTACTACGACAACGGGACACCGTACACGAAACCCGACGCGCTCCGGCATGTTGTGATCGTGCTCGCTGCCCACCAAGTGCAGGCAATCGGGGAGGTGTTCATTGCGGGGATTCCCATAGGCCCGTTGGATGGCAACGGGTGGGTCACGACGGGCGCCTACATGAGCACAGGAGTGACTCGAAGTTTCGAGGTGACTATCGCGGCAGGGGGAAGTCACACGACACTTGGTGCTGCCGTTGCCACGGTGTTTTCCGCGTGGGACACGGTCGCGAGCACTTGGCAGACACCGGATCAGGGCGGTCCGAATATGGTCGCGGGATCGTACACGCTGACGGGTGGTGGGAGTCAGATCAACAACACAGGAGCGAACCCGATCTCCGTCACCTACACCTACCAGTACGGTGTGGCGCGGGTGAAGGTCGACAAGTTTCTGGGCACCGATACGCAGACCGTTGTCCCGTACCTCAACAGCGTTGCGCCTACGCAGTGGACAGCGAACCATCGCCTGCGTGGACTTGCGGGCATTGTCCTCACCCTCGACCTAGAAGAAGCAAGGTTTCAAGGTGGCATGCCACAGGTTGCGGCGGAGGTGCAGGGCAAACTTTTGTTTGACACGCGCAGCAGTACGACGGCATGGAGCGACAACAACGCGCTGTGTATCCGCGACTTCCTCACCTCCTGGCTTGGCATGAGTGTGCCGACCGCCTATGTCGACACTCCGCTCTGCAACGCCGCCGCCAACGCGTGCGATGTGGGAGTCAACGTGGTTGACTTTTCTCGCGTCAACAACTGGTTCCGCTTCGGCACCGAAGCGGACCTCGAAGGGTGGACGGTCGGGGGCGCAACCCTCGCTGTGACGGGTGGGAATGCGGTGGTGAATTCAAACAGCACGGACCCTGTGTTCATCCGCAACAACCTCAGCCCAACAGTTGCAGGCACGACGCACCGCGCGGTGCGTGCGCGCATCAAGCGCGTGGCAGGTGCGGCGTGGCAGGGTGTTTGCTTCTTCGACAACACGACGCATGGCTTCAGCGCGTCGTTTTACAAGCAAATCAATGAGCCCACCTACGATCCTGTGACGGGGTGGGCGGAGGTGTTGTGGGACATGACGACGCTCACCGTGGGCGGGGCGGATTGGACGACGAGCACGATCCGTCACATCCGCCTCGACCTCGGCAATGGAGCGAGCGACAACTTCCTCGTCGACTGGGTGACCGTGGGGCCCCTCACCTCCCCTATGTACACCCTCAATGGGGCCTTCACGACGGGGGATGGGAAGGAGGCGGTGCTGGAGCGGATGGCGGAGTCGATGATGGGCGCGGTAAGCTACGGCGCCGCCTGGCTCATCAACGCGGGGGCGTGGACGTCCCCGGTCATGGACCTCCTCGACGACGACTTGGACGGGCAGATTTCATTCCCGCAAACCAATACGCCGATGGACGAAGTGTTCAACGGTGTGCGCGGAACCTTCATCCCCTTCCTCACCCAGACCCCCATCGAGTTCGATTCCTACCAGAACACGTCCTACGTTACCGCGGACGGTGCCCCGTTGTGGACGGATGTGGAGCTGCCGTTCTGCAACAGTGGAGCGCGCGCAACAAACCTGGTGCGCATCAAGACGGAGGAGGAGCGGAACGGGCAGATCGTCCAGTACCCTGCGAAGTTGAAGGCGTTCCCGTTGCAGATCGGCGACCGCGTGCGCGTCAACAGCGCGGAGTATGGGCTCGTCTTGAAAACCTACCGCGTCACTGATCGACAGTTCGGCGTCACCAGTCCCGTCTTGTTGACGTTGCAGCATGACGTTGCCGCCTCCTACGACCTCATCAACGCCACCACCGCCGACGCCGCACCCGACACCGCGCTCCCTAACCCGTGGAAAGTTGCGATGCCCGCAGGCGTTGCAGCGGCCAGCGGCACAACGCACCTGCTGACGCAATCGGACGGCACAATTTTGACTCGGGTCCTCGTGACGTGGAACCCGACGACCGATGCCTACATCATGGACGGTCAGGGGAAGGTCCGCGTGCGGTATCGTAGGCAACTGATTGACGCCCCTGGTGTGTGGCGAACCCTAGACGTGCCTGGGGAACAATTGGCCGTCTACCTCACAGGCATGCTGGATGGGGAGGTGTTGACGATTGGTGTCCGATTCAGCAACAGCCTAAACGCCGAGAGCAATGAGGCCATCATCTTCCATGCAGTTGTTGGCAAGACGCAGGCGCCCGTCAACGTCGCAGGCCTAACCAGCACCATTGTGCAGGCCGGTGCGCGTATCAGCTGGAGTGACAACAACGAGGCAGACTATGAGAGCACGGAGCTCCGGTACGGAGCGTCGTGGGCAGCGGGCACTTTCCTGTTCCGGGGCAACGCGCGCAATTGGACGTGGTTGAGCCCGGCGCAGGGCACCTACACTGTGCGCGCGAAGCACTACGACACAACGGGCAACGAGTCCGCAACGGACCAGACAGTGAGCGTTGTGGTGGACGCGGCGGCGCTCGTTCTTTGGGCCTCAATCGGCGGCACGGGCAAGCCAATTCAGTACAGGGTGACCGCCGCAGGGTACCAGGCGGCGCCCCCGAACTCCGTGGGACTGTTCAACCTCGACAGCGGCGCGAACGATTCCGGGGCGAATTACTGGACGATGGTGGCGCGGTTCAATCTGGCCACCGGGGCCTGGATCGACTCGACGCAGTTCAACTTGCACAGTGGCGGAGCCTCAGCCGCGAATGCGATGCAGGCATTCCTGGACGGTAGTTGCACGCCTTCTCACTTGGTTGTGATTTGGAGTTACGACCAACCGGGCGTTTATGCGATTCGCACGACAGGCACTCTGCTCGCTGCCATGAAACGCTGCGGCGCGAGCGATGGTGTTTGGGGGTACGACGACTGGGGTGGTAGCCGCTGCTACATTCTGATCGGGGTGCCCGACATTGGAGCGGGCAACGGCTACGAACTACTGAGCAAGTATCCCGGCCCGTCGTGGTGCTCAACGACGTTCGTGATCCAAAACGGCAGCGCAAATATCAGCGGCGGCGGGTCGCAGCCGAACATCGTGTGGAGCACTGTGTTCGGCACAGGCAAGCCTTCCGACAACGCAACAACCGATCTCTCCCTCGTCAACGCAACGTCCAGCACCCTCAGCATTGTCGGCAATACGGCAACCAAGACAGGCGCCTCGGCGTCGTGGTCTGACTGCTCGTTCTACTCCACGCGAGCATTCACTGGGGGCTGCTTCGTCTCGTGGGTCGTTGCATCGGGGGCGCAGGACTACATGATCGGATTGAACGCCGATCCAACCGCTGACCTCAACTACACCAGTCTCGACTACGCCATGGAGGTCTTTAATTCGGGCACTGCGATCTACGCATACGAGAGCACCACAGGGTACTCGCTTGGCGGCATTGCGCCCGGCGATCAGCTCTCCATCTCCTATGACGGTCAGTTCGTGCGGTACGCGAAGAACGGCACGATCTTGCGCACTGTGGGCGCGCAGCCGGGCCTGAAACTGTGGGCTGACTCGTCGTTTCAACTGCCGGGGTCGAAGGCGCTGGGCATCCAGTTCGGCCCCTACGGCAATGCGCACCAAACGCGCGGTGCAAACCTCGTCGACGCAAGCTGGTGGGCGCCGGGGGTCAACCCACTTTCTCGGTGGACGAGCGCTCAGTCGGGTACTGGTGGCGTTGACGAGTTCATTGCGGCGCTGATGCCGGACGGCTCCTCGCAAGTGGTGTGGCGCTCTGTCCATAGCACAACTGGCAACGCAGGGGGCGGCTGGGCGTCTGGTACAGACCCGGCGGACTACTTTCCCGTAGACCCACTCAAAACCTATTTCTTCGCGGTCTATGTCAAGCGAGTCTCGGGCACCGCCAACGCCTTTCTGTGGGGCCTGGATTCGAACAACACCGTCGCTGATCTGAACACGACGACGTTCAACAACAATCCATACTTCGGCAGTCCCAACTCTCACCCCGTTGGAAAGTGGTGTCTCGCGGTTGGTTGGGTGTACCCCTACAACACGACCGGCCACGTCGTTGGCAAGTCAGGTCTCTACAACTGTGAGACGGGCGCGCTTCTCACAGCTGGGAACAGCTTCAATTGGCTCAGCGCGTCGGTGAGCGCATGCTCGATGCGTGCCTTTCAGTACTATGGCGCGGCCGGCGATGAGCAGCGCCTCGCCTCGCCCCAGGTGTACCTGTGCGACGGCAGCGAGCCCAATGTCGACGACTTGCTGAGCATGATTGTGCCGACTTCGCGGATTGCGCCGAATGCGGCGACAGTGGTCGCGTCCTCTTCTGCAGCATCACCAACAGCCACGATGTCTTATAGCTCAAGCTACGGTGGACACATAGGCGAACTCCTCACCCTATCCTGGACAAACAACACTGGAGAGACAGTAAATGTGGAGTGCTCCATCGACCACGGCGGGCTGCGAACCGCAGGCAATGGTTCCTGTGGGCTGATGCTCTACGCCGGCACAACCGCGATAAATTTAGGCGGTACAAATAACAGCGACCTGGTCTCGTATTGGATCACTGTTCACAGTTGCGTGACCTTCATCAGAAGATTCGCCTCCTTCATACGATCAGTCACCAATGGACAGACAATTTATGTGCAGGCACTGGTTGCCGCCATCCCAAACAGCGGCTCCCCCATTACTGTTACCGGATCGGACATCGCGCTCCGCGCCGTCGTACTGAAGAGGTGACCATGAGCATTTACAGTCTATACAGGGAAGAGAGTGGCATCTTCACGGGCGTCACTGTTG